CAAGATAGATGCCAAGTTAGACCAGATGATAAACATAATCCATAAATACCAGATTAGTACAAACTAATGATAGCATTCCTAACAAACATTGCACCAATAATATTAGGCTTCGTAGCTAAACTCTTTGCTCTGAAGAGTCAAGCAGCTTCGGAAAACCAGAAGTTAATGATTCAATCTCTTCAAGTAAGGAATGACTCTATTAATATGGCTAGAGATAGAGCAGACAAAGAGAGTCCTATGGCTGCTATGAATAGACGAGTAATTATATTTGTCATCTTAGGTTTAGTTATATTCACTCAAGTAGCACCTGTTTATTTTGATGTACCTACAGTAATACCTACAATAGTCGAAGGGTTTAGTTTCTTAGGAATACAACTTACACCGGATGTAGTAGAGTATGCTACTGTAGATGGTTTACTCAAGATGGATGAAATATTCAAATGGGCTACTATGATTATAGAATTTTATTTCGGAGCACAATTAGCAAAAGGAAGATAATATGACATTTAGAGAGATTATAAATAGTGTACTAAGAAGACTCAGAGAAGATACTATAAGTTCAGATTGGTCAGGAGACTTATATGACTCTGTAACTGTAACGGATTATCAGAAATTAATTGGTGAGCTTGTTAATGATTCTAAAAAGAATGTAGAGTCTTATCACGATTGGAATGCGTTGAGAGAGACTTTTAATGTTAAGACATCATCAGGTAATATGCAGTATACATTAGGTGATTCGGTTAGAGGAGCAGGTGTCACTTTTAAAGTATTAGATGTTATATGTCAAAATACCGGACAAGTATTAACTCAAGTACCTAATGATTGGCTTAACGAGCAGGTATTTCCACTCACTACTGTAGATACTGGAAAACCTAGATATTATGCTTTTAATGGTATATCACAGGCTGGAGCAGGAAGAGAGCCTGATTTTAATATTGATTTCTATCCCGTTCCTAATTCTGTTGAAACTATTTCAGTTAATATAGTAGGTGCTCAAAAAGAATTAACTACAGCGGCTCAGATACTTAGAGTCCCTTCACAGCCAGTAATTCTTGGTGCGTGGGCTCGAGCAGTTTCAGAACGAGGTGAAGATGGTGGCAGTATTTCTAGTGTTGTTGCTGCAGAGGCTAGAGATTCTTTAAATCTCGCAGTACAATTAGATGCTGGGAATATGGAGTATGAGAGAGATTGGGTTGTAGTATAACTTATGGGACTAGAAGCTAAACCAATACAAGCTATACCATTAGATACTATAGGCATAGATGGCATAGATACACAAACTACTGCTACTGCACTAAGTCCTAATTGGTTTACAGCAGCAGATAATATTGTCTATACTGAAGGTGGTAAGGTAGCCTTCCGTAAGGGTCTAAAACAAAAGACTCTAAATGGTGGTGCTAAGATAGGAGCTTTAGTAGAGCATTATGATGGTACTGACTATAAGATATTTGCTGGTATTGATAATGATATATATGAGATAGATTTAACTGACAAGGACGATGCATTTATTAATGATTATGCCACAGGAGCGACAACTTCAGACTGGCAGTTCGTAAACTTCAATAATGAATTATTTGCTTGTCAAGATGGTGAAGACCCTCTACATTATGAGTCTAGCACTTGGGATGAATTAAAAGATGATGCTTCATATACAGCACCTCCCGGAGTATCTACTTTCGACCCAAGTTGTATGTTGGGTTTCTATGGTAGGATGTGGGCTGGTGGTATATCTGAAGAGAATGATGTTCTATATTATTCTAAGTTATTAGATGCTCATTTATGGGCTACTGCAGATACCGGTGGTTATATAGATTTAAAGAGTGTCTGGGGACAAGATAATATTGTAGCTATACATTCTTTCGCAGGAAAGCTAGTAATATTTGGTAGAGAGAATATAGCTATATATAATAGTCCTGATGATATAGATAATATAGCCTTAGATGAAGTTATAGGGGGTATTGGATGTATTTCTAGAGATTCAATACAAAGTATCGGAGATGACTTATATTTCTTATCTGATACTGGTGTTAGGTCTCTATATAGAACTACACAATTAGATAAGTTACCTCTTACAGAGAAATCTATAACCATTAAAGATGAACTTATAGCTAACATAAATGCGAGTACAAATGTTAAATCAGTATTTATGCAGAATGAAGGCTTATATATAATATCTTTTGTAGATAGAAATGTCACTTATGTTTTTGATACTACATATAAAACACAGAAAGAGACACCAAGGATAACTAAATGGAAATTTACAGATGATAGAGAACCTGCTAGTTTAGCTTATACTTCAACTTATGGTCTTTTAGTAGGACAGCAGTCAGGAAGGGTTGCTACTTATGAAGGTTATTATGATGTAGATTATAGTGGTTCTGATGTATATACTTATAATAGTTATACGAGTTCCTTTGCTACAGTATGGTTAGACTTAGGACAAGGAGTTCAATCATCTATATTGAAAAGATTAATTATGGTTGTATCAGGTGGTCAGGGTACTGATGTTGGTGTTAGGGTGTATAAGGATTTTGAAACTGAACCTAAGATTACACCTACTTTTAAACTCAACCCTGCATTAAGTGGTGAACCTTTTTATTGGGGAGAGTCAGGTTCATTCTATGGAGCTACCGGAGCTACACATACACATAGTTCTGTGACACACCCAGAATCATCTAAGTATGCTCCGATACACGGATGGAAGGAACATTCAATCCCATTAGCAGGGAATGCTAAATATATAAGATTGGAGTGGGATGGAGTATCTAAAGGTTATAAAGCGTCACTACAATCATTATCATTATTATTTAAACAAGGTAAAACATTATGAGTAATTATACAATAGCAGTAAGTTGGTCTGGAAAGGATGCTCTAGCAGATACAGCTCCCGGAAAAGTAATCAGTGGAGATGATTTTAATACTGAATTTACAGCAGTAAGGACAGCAGTTAATTCTAAAGCTGATGTGAATGGAGATGCTTCAGAGAATTTTACTTGCAACGCCTTAACGGCTACTACAGGGACTATAGATGGTGAGGAGATAGTAACCCTAGCTTCGCCACAAACATTCACTAAAGCTCATCCTACGGCTTCTGAGACTATAACACTAGCTTCTGCTCAAACAGCTAATTTGCTTAATGCTAATGTATTTATAGTTAGTGTACAAGGAAATTATCAGCTTGATGTCTCTAATATGACATCGGGTGTAGAGGCAACATTCTTAGTTAAGAATACAGGAGCTTATGATATTACTTTCAGCAGTGATTTTTCATTCATTGGAGGTAATGACCCTACTATAACTTCAGGAAGTGGTAAGGTAGATTTAATTAAATGTGTCTCAGATGGCACTAAGATGTACTGTAATATAGCACAAAATTTAACTTAAAGGACATATAACTGATGGTAATACCTATTAGAGTACAAAAAGAACGTGGTGCTTTAGCTAAGCTAGTTTCTGTTCAAACTTATGTGAGAGGTTATGAGATACCTTAACCCTTACGGATTTAATGAAGTCGGACCGCCCCCTAAACTCGGACCATCAGGCTTAGAAGGTCTGGGTGAATTATACCCTGATACTGAAAAAACACCCACCAGAAGTCCTCTAATCAATTATGAACCGATTCTTTGGACTAATACAGTAACAGGTGAAACTTATGACGCTCCGCACGCCAACCTTACACCTCCAAGTAGTGATTGGACATCATCAGTTGTTTCAGCTGCGAATAACCCAAGTGGATTAGAAGGTCTAAATACAATGTTTCCAACAGCGGCATCTATGCCGAATGACCCAGTTGTGTCTCAAATTCAGGCACAAAATAATAGTACTTCTAATACTGGTAATATAGTTAATAGGAGGGGTTATGATTCTGCTGGCAATCTACTCCCCGGCTGGAAATTAGGATTAGATGGTATACCTTATAATGCTAGTCTCAGCGGTATACACGACCCGGGTGGTATTTATTATGACCCAGATGCTGGTGGTAGTGGTAATAATAACATATTTAATGGTGGTACGCCACCTATTAATAGTAATCCAACTGGTGGGTGGACTTTAGACCAAGTTCCCGGTTTTGACCCTAACCAACCTTGGGGTGGTGTTGGTATAACGGGTAATAACATATTTAATGGTGGAACACCTTATATAAATCCAAATCCTGTATGGGGAGCACCCGCATATTATAGATTGCCGGGAGAACAACAGACAGGTATGTTTAATAATCCTTATCAGACAGGTAGTGGAGGCTTTTATAATCCATACCGCTTCGGTCAGATAGATTATCCATACGGAAGTGGTTATGGAGGTAGTTATGGAGGTACTCAAGATTCACCTTGGTGGATGAGTCCCGATATGGGACAACCTTGGTATCAATCTTTCCCATACTCTGGAACTCAACCGACAACACCACAGCAACCAGCAACACCAACACCAACACCAACATCTGGCAGCGAATATGAAACTGGTCCTGTATATGCTACAGCAGAAGATGCTATGGCATCAGATGATTATTGGGCGGCATACAGAAAGGACCACGCTAAATGGCGAGCAGAGAATCCAAATGCCGGTATGTTTGATTATCCCGGTAATCTAGTATTAGGCATACGTTCTGATGCACAACAATTACAGAATATGGGTTTTGGTGCTGATATGATGAATACTGTAGATACCGCTACAACTCCAGTTAATGACCCATACAACCAAATGGGTTCAGGTTTAGAGGGTTTAAATATAGACCCTTATGGCTCAGGTATAGACCCTAATTTAGGAAATTTTACAGACTATGGGTATGACCCTAATAATCCATCAGGTCTACCGACAGGAAATTCATATACTACTGCAGATTTACAAGCTGCGATAGATGCTGGTTTAATAGATAGTGATAGAGTTGAGGTTTTAAGCCCTCTTGAGTGGGATACTAGAATGGCAGAGAATGCTGGTCTTATATCAGGCTTAGAGGGTTTAGGTGAATTATATCCTAGTGCTGAAGGGAATCCACAAATAGGTCTTCCAACTTATCCAACTGGAAATAATATCTTTCAGAACCAAATAACCGGTTCTAATCAACCTGTTGGAATAGATACAGCAGATGATAGGTTTCAACCTTTAAGTTCTATTGGTTCTAATCAGTTCTCGGGTCTAGAGGGTTTGGGTGAATTATATCCTGCTGCTAATCAGTCTGATATACTAAAACAATATACTCTCGATAATGACCCTATAGTTGCAGATTTAGTAAATAAAGGTTTATTGTCTTACGATGACATACCAGTCACACAGATACATCCTGATGGTATGACTGTTGGTAATATGACTTACCCTAGGACTGATGAAAATGTTAATATCTTTGGTGATGGTGGTAATCAAGATGCTTATTTAGATAATCTAAAAGCAGCCGTTGATGAGTTTGGTGATTTTCAATCTAGAGGTCATACTCTTGAGGATTTAGAAAATATTCCGGGATTGAAAGATTGGTATAGGATTGATAAAAGAAATAAAGATGAACACCAAGCAGAGTTAGAAGCTGCAGCAGCTAAGAGTAAAGCAGATGCTGAGGCTTATGCTGAAGAACAGAAGAGGGCAGCTCAAGCTATAGAAGAAGCTAAAGCAGCAGAAGCAGCAGCTAAAGCAGCAGCTGATGCTAAAGCACAAAAAGAAGCAGCAGATAAAGTTAAAGCAGAAACAGAGGCAAAACTTAAAGCCGAAGAAGCATTAAAACAAGAGCAGATAAGACAAGAAGAAGCATTAAGACAAGAGCGGATAAGAAAAGCTGCAGAAGCTGCCGCCGCTGAAAAAGATAGGCGAGAGAGAGAAAAATATGAAGCTGCTCAGGCTGCTATTGCTGCTAAAAAAGCAAAAGAAGAGGCTGCTCGTATAGCTGAAGAGAAAAGATTGGCTGAGTTAGCTGAAATGGTCAGACAAGAAGAATTAGCAGCAGAGAAGAGAAGAAAAGCTGCGGAAATAGCAGCCGCTGAAGCCGCCGCAGCAGCCGCAGCAGCAGCACAGGCTCAATTAGAAGCTCAGTTGTTAGCTCAACAACAAGCAAATGCAGCAATTCAAGCACAGGCTCAAGCAGCAGCACAGGCAGCAGCACAGGCAGCAGCCGCAGCAGCAGCACAGGCAGCACAAGAATATGAAACTGGTCCTGTAGAACCAAATATATTTACTTCTGCTCCAGAACCGAGCTCATTCAGTAATTATAATGATGACTATAGTACTTATACTAACGCTTATTTTAGTGGAGGAATGTGGTAATGAACGAATTTAATAGAGGAGATACATAATGGCAGCAATAGACCCAGTAAGTTTAATAGCATTAGGATTACAGTGGTTTGGTTCTAACCAAGCAGCTGATGCACAAACGGAGGCAGCTTCAACTTATAATGAAGGACTCATTGAGGCAGCTAAACCTAAGAGTGTATATGACCCTACAGGTTCTGCTGTTTGGGATGAGGAGAGTCAATCTTATCGTATAGTACCTTCTCAGCCTATGATGGGGCTACTTACCGCTAATCTGAATGATGCTTATAGACAACGAGCATTGATTGAAGATTATATGAGAGACCCTGAATCCGCAGCACAGGCGAGAGCTAATAAGTCTATAGGATTTATGGCTGGTAAGAGGAACAAGTTAGGACAGGATTTATTAGGCACACTAAATAGGAAAGGTCTTCTCACCTCTTCTTTTGGAGCAGATGCTATCAGTGATTTCGACACTGCTCGTGCTCTGGAAGATTATAATATCTTAGAACAGAACAGAACTGGAGTACAGTCTGACATTACTAATTATCTCAATCGTTCTAACTCAGCTCAGAATCTGATGAAGAGCTATGGCTCTATAGGTCAGAATTTAGCTAATTTAGGTAGGGGGTTGGGTAGCGATGCTAGTACTGCATATAATTTAGGAGGTACTGCTCTAATGAACGCACAACAGTCAACAGGTATGGCACAGGCACAGCTACCTTATGCCTTAGGTCAGCATCTGATGGGATATGCTAATCAAGACCCTTATAAAAACGTGGCGGCACAATATAATTATGGCAATCCACATAGATAGGAGACAACAATGGGATTATTTGACGGACAAGGATTAGGAAGTGCACCAGAGACACTCGGCGATATGTATCGAGGAGTTGCTAGGGG